CACGGTGAAAAGATTAAAATATCAGACATGCTTTACTACGACGAAGACACGCTAAAAACGTTGTACCCTAAAATCGTCGTGAAAAATATTTTCGGACTCTCCAAAACCGTGAGTACCACCGATGGGTACATCAGTGATCTTCGGATACCTTAGTGGCCAAGTAGAACTTGAGGTCCCCTAAGTTGGCCACGTTATATTTCAAAATGAGAAATCTATTTTCACGTTCCTGCATGATTTGAACAGTCGCACACATACTCGTCGCCTTTGTAAATATATTCATGTACCGGAGAGAATAGACACCCGACATTTCGGGGCTATCTTCTGTACATTCGATGACTGTATCTTGATCTGCAAAATCACCTTTGCACAAGAATCGCAACGTCTTTTTACTTCTCGTTATTTCAATTTCTTCACCAATATTAGCCATGTCCCTACAGATACGTTGAAAGTCTACCGCGGGCATGGGTGTATTCATGGTCATGCTCATCTCTGGGACTTCGATTTGATTTTCATTAATGTCCAAAAGTTTTAGGGCAAACTTTGTACACGTCTTCTTTTGCTCACTATGAATCTCGATGTTCATAAACTCCTTACAATTTATGGAGATGATGAGAACGTCGTTACTCGTGATGGTTTTCAGTAACTTATACATATTGGTGACGTTCACACCAGTATCTATAGCTTCCGTGCACGAGTACTCTTCAAAGTTTTCAGCCGCCAGGTGCATGTCTATGAGTGAGGTTCTCGCCGTGTCCAGTGTGACGATAGACATCCCATCGGGTTTGAAATAAATATTCACATCATTGAGGATATCTTTGAGCACTTCAAAGGTTGATTTGATGGCCGAAGCCTGTACAGTCACTAACCGCATTCTCGTTTCTTTACACTTTATTTCTTTATATCCGTGTAGGCATCTGTCACACTGCGACTTATTTTTGCTTCAAGTTCCGGTGTCATGGCGGGCTGCAGGGAACGTCCGTACTGATCTAGCCCGAAGAGTTCCGTATTCGACTCACCGTCGAGTGTCGTCATCTCACACTTTCCAAACCCACATGTTTCCAGATCCTGCACGGGGAGTAAGGACTCTAACCAATTCTGAATCTCCTTTCCGACCAGGATCTTGCCATTCTTCGTGAGCATGGTGGGTACCCTCGTGATTTTTCCCCTGTATTGCGGGGGTATACCCAGAACGTTTACGTTATGAAAGTGTACGAGTTGTTTCAATTGTGCGTTTCTATTAATATAATTGACCAATTCCATACTATGTGTACATTTAGGACTAAAGATTAAGAGTGACATCTTTGATGTAGATTTGTAAAAAAATATATTCAATAACGCACAGTTTTTTTATAACTTATAATAAATGACTATCCTCGTGTTACTCATTCTCATTATCTTGATGTTGTTCATCATGTCCAGGACGGAGATGTTTGGATACGCTGGGTACACGAAGCCCATCAACAGGGTCGTATTGAATGACCCCCCCTTTGATACGACAGAGTACGTCGAATCTACAGACGTGAGTATAAACAATGACCTCATGGAACAACTCGTCCTGGCTGCAAATAAGCACATCTCTGAAAAGACTGGANTGTGTACGTACNTCATAGAGACGACATCGGTGAAGAAGTTTGTCCACACGAAAAATATGAAAGAGTTGTACCGTTGCATGTTTATGCTGATGAAACAACATGGATTCGCTTTCGGGTTTGCGGTGACTGTTGATATCGCCGTAAACCCCGATGGAACTGTCAAGGTCATGAGTGCTCGCACACAGCCTATAGACGTGGTACCTCCCACTGATACATCTCCGTATACGAGNGATACTTTGGGTTATGATTTTGTAGACTATGACCTCTTCAGAAAGAGTGAGTTGGAATTAATTAAAAATAAGTCGATGTAAATATTAATGATAAGTGTAGATGAAATATCAAGACTGACTGAAAAGAAAAATAAATTGAAAAAGGAAACGTACGTCAAGTTATACGAACAGGCGTCTAGAAAAATAAGGCAGTCTGTAGATTTTGGGAGTAAAGTCGCAACCTTTCAAGTACCAGCGTTTCTCATAGGATATCCAATGTTCGATAGATACAAGGCCACAGCGTACATCAAGAGGCAACTCGAACGAGGGGGGTTCGATGTGGTCGTTTTGGGGGACTATGAATTACATATATCATGGAGAGTGAAAAAGACCCAACCACCACACCCCCCTCCCGCCGATATCGACGAGTTCCCAACACTCATAAATCTAAAAAAGGCTGCTAATAAATACAGGGGGGGATCTGCGGGAAAAGGATGATAAAATAATTTCATGTAATCATATAATGGATAACCTGAACATTCTGGTTGAAGCGAAGCGTGAATACCTGGAGCAGTTATCTATCCTCATATGTCCCGTGATGATCGATGTTTTTGATGAGATGTTTCACGAGGCGCAGAAACTTTCAAAGGGGCGCAAGGTCCTGATGATGTTTCAGAATCTACTGAGAGACGTTCCCAACTGGAGTGAGACGATGGCGAAAGAAAATACTGACAACATCGCCAATAGATGTTCGTGGTTCAAAGACCTAGTGGCGGCGGTGTTTGTGAGTTCGGTGAAGATTCTTTCCGCTGTTCGCCTCAGTAAAGATAGTAAAAAGTTATCCGTCAAGCTGCCTAGCAATGAAGTGTTCATCCACACGTGTTACAAGAATGCAGCTAAAGATTTATACAAGAATCCATACGTTTTTACAGATAACCAGACTGAACACGATCGTAACGACAGACTGTATGAACGTTTCAGTTCGTGCGTGGAGGCTACAGTCAAGGAACTCATCCCAGTCCAGCAGATTTTACAGACATACATGACTACCCAGAACGACGAAATCCTAGAACCTCATGATGGTAACCTCGAAGAAGACAACGTAGATGAATACGAGGGAGAAGANGAGGCTTACCCAGGACCCATGGACTCTACGGACTCTACGGAGCCCATGGAGTCCACGGAACCCATGGAACCCACGGCGCCCACGGAACCCACGGCGCCCACGGAACCCATGGAACCCACGGCGCCCATGGAACCCACGGTGCCCGTGAATACACAGGAGACTCCCAAGGAACCGGTGGTACCATCGGGTTTAGAAAATGAGTTTAGGACTATCAACACGGTAAAGGGGCCCGAACCAGAGCCCGAAGAAGATGAAGATTTATTCCCAGATGCCCCCGAGACCAGAATGAGAAAACCCATGTAAAAAAAACTACGTTATAACATATGGACTTAGACGAATACCTTCGCGATCCCACGTGGGCAGCCCTGTTTGCAGGTGCGATAACTGCTTTATACATACACGGTAAAGCACGACTCAACAATGAAGGCGTTTTAGAGACGAGTGCGTATGCAAAACCTGCTGCTCTCGTGGCAATCTTAGTATATTTTATAATTTCGAATGGAATTGGTACCAGGGAGACTATTTCAACCGACAAGTTTCAATAACTTAAAGATTCCCCACATGTATAGATAAAATGACCTCCGTTACCGCTTTCAATGATATGATGAGCCAATTTCTTATGGAACTGCACAAGACTTTTCCAGAAGAGAAGGGGCTGAAGAAGTACATCACCGCTTTTGAGATGCTGAAGGAAACCCAACCGAAGAAGGTTGTCGAAAGTTTCATGGAGAATATCACCCCTTACGCGGACAAGATTAGTTCGCGTGACGAGTCGTTTTTCTTGGCAGACTCTAACACCATTGAGTTTCTCAAACCCTTGAACATCACGACATGCTGGCCCAGTGCATCTGAAGGGACTAAGAATGCCATCTGGCAATACATCCAGACACTCTACATGTTGGGTACCACCATCACCACCATCCCATCGGATACTCTGACCATGATTGAATCTGTTGCGAAGCAGTGTGCCGATAAGATGCAGAGTGAAGGTGATGACATCAACGAGGCGCAGCTCATGAAGTCGATGCAGGGTCTTCTTGGTGGTTTGATGAAAAAATAAAAGTTTATAATATAAATGGTATCATTGTTTGAGGATCCTAAACAACTTATACGCTCCGATAAAATAAAAGAGTTTTGGCCGACTGCAGAACAATCTGCAGCAGAGAGAATCAATGCGACGGCGAGATTTATTGTGTACGCTACCTGTTTGTTGTATTTAATTCGTCGTGATATTCGCGTGTTTGTCATGGGAGCGACGGGGCTCGGAGTTCTTTATGTGATGGATAAATCCAACATGATCAAAGAGGGTACAGCCCGCCCATCGGTAGTGAATGAGATTTATACAGATACTCCCATGTGTCAGCTTCCCACACGTGATAATCCGATGGGTAACGTCCTCATGAATGAATATTCCGATCGCCCGGATCGGCCTGCCGCCTGTGATTACTCTTCAGTGGATGATAAGGTGAATAGGATGCTTTCGGGACGTATTCCTTACGGTCCTTCCCGTTCCCGTTCGGCACTTCCAGAGCATCAGCGCAATAGTTATTCGAGACAGTTTGTTTCCATGCCCGTCACGAATATACCAGGAGACCAGACTGCCTTTGCTGAATGGCTGTACGGTGCAAAGAGTGATGGCACGTGCAGGTCAGATCCTCGCCAGTGTGACCCCAACGCCCGTGGTGTGCAGCTAGAGGCTTTCGCTGGTCTGGACCCGAATGGAGACAAGAGGAGTGGTATGATGGGTGGAACAATTTCTTAGTCAATAGTAAATGGCATACCAGCTCCAACCAGGAATGAAAATAGTTCAAAACCCGGCTCACCCCCCAGTCTGTGCTACAGATGAAGTTTTCGTGTACCCTCAACCTACGACATTGAGCTACGGTTCTAGTCGTCCCAATACGATGCTCTATGGTACGGCTCCCTACATGGCGGGTAAAGGGGCTCCTGCCCAGTTTATAGAGACGAGTGACCAGCTTCGTCCTCAATCTACTAGTCAGTTTAATAAGATTGTAACCAAGACGTACGAGAAAAACTTCTTTCCCATTCAAGATGTTACATGCAAGTTGCCCCCTCGCACGATGTCCTACGAGCCCGCGAGCACCCGTGCGGAACTTCAGAATGGACAGTTTCAACAGAGATACCTGAATAAAAAATATTAATTACAAATAAGAATGGCGGATCCCATATCAATAATTACAATAGCCGGGTTAGCGTACATAGGTAAAAAATTAAGTGAACCGAGAAAGGGGTTGGATTATTCTGTTCCGGAAGAAAAGGTGGAAGATGACATGCCTCCTCCTCAGGAGGATTTTGTCAAGCAGGAGGACCCGCTTCTTCGCATGCCAGACAAGAAAATGGAAGTGGTTAATTTCGGTGATATCGCTCCCCAGAGTCGGAGTAACGGTAATGAAATACTCAACATGCGTAACAGAATGTACGACGCTGGTCGCATGAATAATCTTTCACCGATCGAGAAACAGATGGTTGGTCCTGGTCTTGGATTGGGCCCCGAAGTCCCAGCGTTTGGTGGACATCAGCAGTTGTTTAGAGTAAACCCGGAGAATGTNGGTGCCTATCGTCTCACGACCCTCCCCGGACGCAGTGGACCAGCCGCTGACATCAAGGGAGGTCGTCGTGGTATCGCTGGCGAGTTGGCGCATAACAGACCGGAGAAGACAGCCTTCCTCCCAGCACGTCGACCAGTCACGGAGGGTCGTGCACAGGGTATGTCAGGAGTGATTCCCCGTGGGGAGCATGAACATACCAAGAGACTCACGAATCGCTCAGAGACTGGACAACGTGATGACGGTTTGGGATTTTCTGGCGCTAAGCGAATCATATCAGCCGGTGCGATACCCCAAGACCCCACGAGGAACAAGAAGGATGGCAATGTTGAGCAGTATGGCTACGCCAACCTCCCCGCTCCCAACATTCATTCGTTCGCGCACGGCTACGTCAACGCCCCAGCCACCAAGATTGGTGAGAAGCGCACGTACGGTACGCCTCATACCGCCGAGGAACTCATGGAGTACGGCTTTAGGCCCGACGATCGTCGCGGAAAGCCGAATCGCAGTGGGAATGCTGGTCGTATGAACGTCCGTGCCGGACCACTCAACCAGGGTGGTATGTTGACCGCCGCTCGTATGGACACTACCCGTGTGGATGGTCGCATCTCCGCTGTAAACGGTGGGTGGACCCAGCAGTACACCAGTGATTCGTTTCATCAGTTGAACCCCTACAAGGGTATGATGAACCCTCGGGCGAATGACTTCAGCCTGGACGTCGCGAAGAACCAGCTTCAGAACAATCCCATAGCACAACAGAGGTATTAAGAATAGTAATTACACGTGAGCGAGTAACAACACGCATTAAAATATTATCCCTTTATTTTAATGAGCGTCTACACGCTTGATATCGATAGTAGTGAGCGAAACCCCGTAGAATACCCAAACCCGAGTGATTATGTCATTGAGTTGAACAATTACATTTATAACGTAAAGAAAATATCATTGATATCAGCGCGTATACATTCGAGTCAACTCCTCATTAACGATAGAAATAATACATTTTCCGTGAATGGTACAACAGTGACACTCGATAATAATAACTATAATGGGAAAACGCTAGCACGGGAAATCGTAGATAAAGTTGAACCCATCACAGAAGCCGTGTATGATTCAAACGTAAACACCATCACGATGACTGGGTCTTCTCCATTCACTTTTGAGTTTTTCACGGGTGTGAATGGTTTTGCAAGTAATACTCATGGATATACGACACCTCATGATATCTTAGGGCTTCCCGCGAGTAACGTNTCATCCGTGAATAATACACTCGTCACAGGAAGCGTCAACCTTCAGGGACCCGATGCCCTGATTTTTAAATTGAGCAGTGGTTCTGAAGAGTTCAACAAGACTGTCTTTTCCGACACACCTTTTTACACTGGGCGTATATTGATGTGTGGAGACGTGGTAAACTACTCTGGGGTAGACGATGCTGTCGTACACAATTTCGATTCTGGACCACAACAAACTATCAAGAGTTTAAGGGTACAGTTTTTCTACAGTAGCAATAATCGCCTGATACCGTATGACTTTAGACACGCCAATCATATTATAAAGTTATC